CTTTACTAGAAAAGTCAGCCTCTTTTACATGAGAGTTCTTGACCTTTGTTTTAACAAGAGTGAAAACCGAACCCATGCGTTTCTTCCTGATTCTATCCATCAAGGTCTTTAATTCAATAAGTGCTTCTCCAACAAACATTTCAGGCATTCTTCTGTAGGTATTAATTGTACTATATTTATATTACAATTATTTCATTTCAATTTTTTTTTCGGCTCAACCTTTCTAAAACGTGGATTTGGCTCCACCTTTCTTAAAGGTGGAACGTTTCATTTCCCACTTATTAATAATTTCTTGTGAAATATCAATATGCAAATGACTCATACAATGATTTGGCGAAGTATAGAACAATAAATTGGAACCATTCTTGCTCTTGAGTTCACCTGTAGACATTCTCATGGAGAAATATAAATCTTCACCTAGAGAACCAACTAATTCCCTGAAGTATTCACCCGTTTCAGCATTTCTTATATGACTCCCAACAAAACCAGTAGTATAAATATCTATTTTAGACCTTTTTACAGACCCATCTGCGCGTTCAGTAAATCCATTTATTTTAGTATACCCATTGTCCATATTTTTTGCTTCAAAAAGAAAATCCTTATTAGAACCAAATTCATCATTCGTTTCGTTTGGCACAGCATCCCAAAAATCCATTTTTTGTCTATTAATACTATTATTCATAGAATAGCTTTAAGTATATTTTTATAATAATATAATTCAAGTAGTGTTACTTATTACAGGTTGCGTTTGTGATAGATCTATACGTTTTTCCGAATAAGAGGTTTCGTTATTTTTTGGTTCTTTTCTTTGTTGTATTTTTGAAAGAATCATTTTTGAAATTGTATCCTCCAAATATTTTATTTTTTCTTGGAGTTGTTTGTTCTCTAACGATAATTGATGTATAACATAACTTTGCTCATTGAACTTTTGCTGTAACACTTGTGGATGCATGCAATTCTGTTGTATTTGTTGTTTTTCCATATGTTCTTTTTTCATTTTTTCTCTTCTCTCCTTGATTATATTCAACTCTTTTGTTACATCGGGTTTATATTTTAATTCTCCGGGTTCATATGCATCTAATATGATATCAATATCTTCTATAAAAAATTTTAGAACTTCTGGTTCTTTTATTAAATCGGAAGGTTTTATTTCAACTTCTTTCACAAGTGGATTTGGTAATTGATTCAACAATTCTTTTTTATCAAATGAATTATGAATATGAGAAAAAACAATGATTGACTTATTTGAATCTAATTGCACAAATGGTATTGTATAATCTTTCAGGAAAAATTTTTCTTCAGCAACGGCAGCATCTTCATTAAATGTCGTTCTTTTCAATAATTCTCTTTTAAAAGCAAATGTGGCTGCGGTAGAATGATTTGGACCATATGGACCAAATTGATACATCTTATTTATGTGCTTAAAAAAAATTAACATTGCACTTGAACCCGCACATAAGGCATTTGGATGTTTTATTAGAGTTTCAACTGCATGACTTACTCTATCAGGAGGATAATAGTCGTCGTCATCCATATAAACAATTATTTCTCCTATTGCTTTTTCATTAGATAAATTTCGTTTTTTACCGAGTGTTAGCTTGGTATCAAATTTAAAGTATTTTACTTGAGGTATATGTGTAACGAGATCTTCTATTTTATCAGTTCCATCATCTATAATAATCCATTCTATTCTATCTTTTGGATACGTTTGATGCTCAAAACATTTTAACATCATTGGTACAAATGGGCGACGATTAAATGTAGGTGTGCATATACTTACAAATGGATACTTTGAATTTTTTTTCTTTTCTTTTCCTTTTTCTTTTTCCTTTTTATTTTTCCCCATTACTTAACTAATTGTATGTATTTAAGTAATTATTATAGTAAAAATTGAGCATATTTTTTATTGAATTGTTTTAATGTTCTTGCTAAATTATTATCATCTATTTGTATTGGTTTACGTTTTTTACCTCCTAGTTGATTATGCAGTTTAGTTATTGGAATTTCAGGGAAAACACTTGCTTTTTTTTTTAAATTACCCAAAACACCACTTAATGCTCCTTTTGCACCACTAAATGCTCCTTTTGCACCACTAAATGCTCCTGGTGCTTTATCAAAAATACTAGTTGCTTTGTTTTTTACATCGCTTGCTTTTGTTTCTAGACTACTTGCTGCATCGCTTGCTTTTGTTGCTAGACTACTTGCTGCATCGCTTGCTGCTCCTGTTGTTGGACCACTAGTAGTTGGACCACTAGTTGCTGGACCACTTGTTGCTTCTGCTGGACCACTTGTTGCTTCTGTTGCTGGTTCTGCAGGTCTATCTAACATTGTTTCTCTTGCTGATTCGGGTTCTATTTTTGGACTACTAAACATTGAGAATAATCTATCTTTTATACCCAAGTTTTTTTTAATTTTGAATTCCGTACTTGGACCGATTCTTGTACGATCCATAAGACTTGATTTAGGTTTTTGAGGAACTTTTTCTACTTCTTCTTTTTCTTTACATGGTACTTTATATGCTTGAGAAGTATTTATTTCTACAGGTATTCTTTCATCTTTATCTGTTTTTACAGGAACAAACATTTCAATAATTTTGAAATAGTATATACAAAATAATGTTAATGCTGCAAATCCAGCAGAAGTAGAGCCTAAAAATGCATATGCATTTGTTAATACATAAAAACTAAAAATACTCATAATAATCAATTTATTATATTTAAAAAAGTTGATCAACAAGTCACTTATACTAGCTTTTTTCCCAGCTAAATTTATTTTATACATTAAAAATAATCCAATAAAAAGGAAACCAAACCCACTTGAAACAATTAACAACCCTTGAGAAATAAGTGCTAAAATTATCATCCAACCAAGGGTAAAAGCTAAAACCAATGCCAAACTCCATGAAACCCATTCTGACGAATCTTTAATAAATTCTTGTCCTTTTGGATCTTCTTGATCATTAGGATCTGCATTTTCAGGATCATAATCCAGATTTTTAAGGGGATTCCAATGAACATCTATCCATTCAGGAGGTTTCATAGTATTATCAGGATATTTAGCATATTCTATCTCACCTGTTTCATCATTAACACTAATATTATTATTTTTCTTCCACATCCATTTTAAATTACTAAACCAATGATAACAAATACTAAATGCATTATAAAATGAAGATATGAATAAAATAAACCCAAGTATACCTGGACCAAATATGACTATTAAAAATTCAGGAAATTGATTTAAAATTGAAAAAATAGTATTATAAAATCCAAGATTTCCTACAAGTAATCCTTCAAATACAGCAACAGCAAAATTTCCATAAAATGAAGATTTTGGTTTCACTTTATACTCTTTACAACTTTTAATTAAATACTCTAACCATGTGTTTTTTGGATCTGGAAAATCCAAAATCATTGCCTTTCTTTCTTTATTAGTAAACATATTCGTAAAAATTTGTGCTTGTATTTTTTCTGGTTCATGACCTGTTTCATCTGTATATGGAGAACAATTTATATCTGTTGGTAGTATATTTGACTGCGCTAGTTTACAATTATATAATACAAGTACGCTTATTAAACAACCAAGTAAAATCCATAACACAGAACCTATTGTTCCTCCAATAAACTTTAATACATTTTTAAAATATTCTGATCTCTCTGTTTCAGGTTCTTTTTGTGCTTCATCTAATTTTTCAGTATCTGACATTACTTATATTTAATTAATATAAAATATTTGCGATTTTATTTAATAACACTATTCTTAAATTTATATATATTTATATTATATGGATTTCATTCAAAAGAAATATAATACTATATTTTTAGCAGTTCTTTGTGTTGTATTATTCGTTTCAATATTTTACTGGATTCATTTTTTAACAAACAATACATATATACTAGAATGCTTTACTACAAATTATTCAGTAGACTTGCCATTAACTACTAAATATAGCTGTCAAAATTTTTGTGGACCAAATTCAAGATGTTCTATTACAGGTCAGCAATGTACAGCCGACATTGATTGTCCTGGATGTCAGCCTTATTCAACACCTGTACCATCATATGGAGAACCAATTCCTGGTGACAATGATGCCGGAAAATTAACATTTGGGTCAACTCCGCAATATTCTTCTTTAACAAGTGGTTACGGCACTCGAGAAAGAGTTATAACAAATAATATGTTTTCTAAACCAAGTATGCCTAATTTTGGTGGAAATATGTGGTTCTCTCAATTTGAAGGAGACAAAGATCTTTTTGATAAAAGATATAACCCAGGTCAACTTCAAAATGTACCTAATTATCCTGCAAGGTATTCCTTAACGGGTCAATTTGTTGAAGATGGGCCATTTGCAGCAAACTCGCCAGATATTCACCTTTGAAGCCAAACCTATATCTTTTTATTAGTATTTTATTAGCATTTTTTAAAGGTGGAATCAATGAGTACCTCTTTTGCGACCCTTTTAATGATTTTTTCTTCTTTTTCAAAATCATTATCCCCTGCACCTCCCATAGACTCTATAACAATTTTGTTAAATTGATCAGAGACCCTAGACGAACACTTTTTCCAATCTGGATGCAACTCTTTAAACTCTGAAATTAAATCTATATTTTTGTTAGAAATTCGTATTACCATTTTGTGTAATTTACTCTTGTTATCATCTTCTTTTTCCCATTTATCTTCATCTTTGACATACATTGTTTCTCTCTTTTTATCTGTACAATGAATTGGTCTATCCGTAATATCTAATGCATTCAGATTCTTTATAATGATATTGGAAATACCTTCAATATAACCAACATTTCCAATTTTTTCCAAGTCACTCAGCTGGAGTTGGAGAGAATCTACAAAATCGGTAATATTCATTGCATTCTTACAAGTTTCATTTAAAAAGAATTGCAAGTTGAATGTTTTATTATGAGAATTGGTATTTGTATTTATATTGTAGTTACTACTATTCTTTGCTAAGTCTAACATGTGTTTATTTTGGTCTACAAGTAGCTGTTTAAATTCAGAATTTTCTTTCATTAAATAATGAATTAATGCTCCTGTATCATTTGTTTGTTTGTCAAACAAAGTATTTACTTCTTCTATATAATTACATTTTTTCTTGTGCCTATAATATCCAGTATCATATTTATAACGCTTACCACAACTACACTGATAAATATTTGCAACTTTTTGCACGTTTTCACTATCATTTTCTACCATTTTACTACCATTTTCATTATTTTTGTGTTTATCGGTTGATGCATGTTTTAAAAAACTGCTTTTACGTGACGTTGAATAGTCACAATAGTCGCAATCATATAATTCTGCAACTTTTTGCAACTTTTGAACTACCATTTACTATCCCTTAATATTATAATAGATTATTTTTTAAATACTTTTAAAAAAATTTATCATAACGTTTTGAAAATTATTTTTTTGGTAACCAGACCATAAAATTCAATTATGGTCACAATGGGTCGCCTTTTGAGGAAAGTATTCTGGCTTTTCGATTTTTGGACATTTATTTTTGTCCATTTTTGAAATTCTGAAAAAACTTTCCCAACAAAAAAAGAGAGAGTGTCCCTACACGTGTAGAGAACTTTTTGCGAGGAAATCAAGGATTTTCTTTACATTCTGTAGAAGAACGGCTTTAAGTAGGATAAATAATATATATTATTTCTAAAAAAAAATGAATACATTTGCAAGTATTTGTTCAAACGTATAAAATGAAGAATTTATTTGCAACATTGCCGTCAGAAATAGTCGACATCATTTTAGAATATCTAAATTACCATCGTTGGCGGAATGGCAAATTTATGAGACAACTATATCTAGAGGATGAAAAGTACGACGAATTAAAAAGAAAGCCGTTGATTTTAAAAAACATGTTTAAGGCTTATGTAGTTAGCTTTACAAAAACACATAATGATGAACAATTCAAGTATTCTATTACGAGTCTTGTATATAACAATAAAATTCATTGGTGTATGAATATAGTAAATGTTCGCGATTTCAAACATTGTATAGGAACTACTTATCATTATGTAGTTGGACTTAATGATATGCAAAATTTATCAGTAATAAAATTTGGATTTAGTTAAACCGCATACATAAGACCTGCATTACCGCCAATAAATGTTACCATATTCACGCGCTCTTCTATTAAAAACATGTTGAAATTGTAATCATAAATGCGCCAAGTGGGTTTATTAATACCGATAATATCTCCCGTTCCTGGATCGCAAATTGTCAGCACTTGTGCATACGGATCTACAGGTGGACTTATAGTGGTCATCTCAAATTGAATATTAGTAAAACGACTCATATTCATGGCCCCGCTTGGTTGTAACTGAAACGGGTCGGTATGTAAACAAAAGTTATAACAATACAAGCCTGATGGCGCATTTCCAGAAGTTCGCACATATTTTTCCACTAGATCAAATACGCCCGCATCTAGTATGTTCTCTCTATATTGACCATCTATTAATATACCAAGAGCAACCAAAATGTCTTTAATATTTTGTGGATTATATACACCTGTAATTGTAAGACCAGATAACGTGCCGTCTGGATTCAAACCGGGACCCAAAAATGGATACATTTTGCTATTTGAACCTGTGTTCGGTATGTCACCTGCAGTAGATGCAGGTACTACATCTTGAGGCATATAATTATAAGGCCAATTCGTATAATTAGACCACGCATTACGCAAACTCGCATCACTTCGTTGAAAATAAAACATCCAACCGATCACCATTCCAATGGAATCTAGAGAAATATTATTCTGACCTGTAACATTATAGAAAGTATTTTCATAGACCTGTTTGAATAAATATTTTTGTTCATTTTTAGCAAACACTTCGGCTTCGTCATTAGAAAGAAATGCATATGTACAATTTAGGTTAATATCCGCATTCCACGAGGTTCTGATATCACTATAAGAATTGGGTCCTAATGTTTCATCTGGAGGTGTCTGCAAAAATCTGTAAAATTGCATATAGGATTGGTTAAAATTGGGCGCCACTATTGGAAAGTTATTTGGATAATCCATAACATCGCGAATAGTAAACCACTGATTAATAGGTCTAAAGGATATACTAATTTGCAATTCATTGTATTGTAACGCGACTAAAGGGAATGCCTGATATGTGGATAAATTAAACCATGCACCTAAAGGTATGTACAATTTGCCACCACTTATTGACGGCTGAGCGCCGGCTGGACTCGTCGTATAATAAGCATTTGGATAAGAGTTGACGCGTGCTCCATAATTTCCTGGATCATTTAGCTCGGGTATATTACCGATCATTTTATCAAACAATGCCAGTTTTTGACTGCTAAAATCTCTTTGTGCGGATGCCAATATATATTGACCTGAATATTGCTGTAATTGTTGGTTGCCGCAATTGATGGTAATTCGGCTGATAATTTGCGCGCCTAAATTTTCAATCCATTGGAATTCATAGGGCGCCCAATTTGTAGTGGTTGTAGAGCCGTCTAGGTTCATAACCTCCTGAGGCGGCAAAATAGGACTCCAAATGCTAGGAAGACTCACACAAATGTAGCAGTCCATAAGTAAATCGGCATACCTCGATACTTTAAAGTTAAATGTGGATTCTGTGGTTAAATTTAGCGTTGGTGTACCCTCAAAGTTTAGGCGAAAGTTTTGTTTACCAAAGTTTGTATATTTTTTAAAAGTTGTTTTCCAAAATGTTTTACTAGGATTGCCATTTAATATAATATTTTGCTGCCCAACGGCAATCAGTTGCATAAGACCACCTGCCATACTAAGTATATACTATGTAAATTTTTTAATTCTTTATTTCATGATAATATAATTTACTTATTTCTAATAGTTCATTATTTTTATCTATTTTTAAAATAATATAATATATTAGATTATGTCCAATTCCCCTATAGTTAAACCAGCAGCAGTTATAATGCCAGCAGCAGTTATGCCAGCAGCAGTTATGATGATATTTGAAAATCCTTCAAAATTAATAAAGGAATTAGGCGAAGAATTCCAGATATATTTACTTTTTACAATTATTATTATTATTGTTATTATGTATTTAATATTCATATTGTATCAGAGTTCTCTCCAAACGAAAGAGTGCGATTTTATGAATACACTATACCCAGATGTAGATGGTTACCTTGTTCCAATTTCTGCAAACAATTCAGAATTTTCATACAAGTTATTTGACTATTATATTAAGACCGCTTATAATGCATGTTCTGGAGGAAACTATAAAAATGACTTTGTTGACATTTGTAGTTTAAAAGCAATTATAAAACAAGGAGTGCGATGTTTAGACTTTGAAATATATTCATTGGATAATGAACCAGTAGTAGCAACTAGTACATCAAGTAGTTATTATGTAAAAGAAACATTTAATTCTGTATCATTTTCTAAAGTAATGGAAACAATAGATGGTTATGCTTTTGTGAATGGAACTTCACCGAATCCAACAGATCCAGTCTTAATTCATTTAAGAATTAAGAGTACAAATCAAGAAATATATACAAAGATGGCATCCATCTTTGGTAACTACACCAAAATGTTAGGAACGGCATATAGTTATATAAAAAATGGTAAAAATATAGGTATGGAACCACTGCTAAGTTTTCAAAGTAAAATAATTTTAATTGTAGATAATTCTAATGATGCATTTTTAGAAAATAATGATTTTTTAGAATATATAAATCTAACTAGTAGCTCTATTTATATGAGAGCATATCACTATTATGATATAAAAAATAATCCTGATATTTATGAATTAACAGAATTTAATAAATCTGGCATGACAATTGTTTTTCCAGATAAAGAAGTCAATCCAATTAATCCAAATGGCATTGTTGCCAGAAATTATGGTTGTCAAATGATAGCAATGCGTTACCAATATGTAGACAATTATTTAATGGAAAATGCTGAATTTTTTGATCGTGCTGGTGCAGCATTTGTTTTAAAACCACCAGAATTGAGATATCAACCTATTCTTATACCAGAACCACCACCTCAAAATCCAGATTATTCTTATGAGACACGTGTTGTCGAAACAGAATACTATGATTACAAAATTTAACCAAAATGAAAATTACACCAACAATTCTACAAGAATAAAATATATATCTGAAACTAAATATTTATCAGATATTTTTTTAGCAAGTAATCTGTAAATTATATTGCGCCTAAATCTTCGCGTTTGTTTATATTCAATAATTAAACTTTTCATTCTAAATACAGGACTCCAATTACCTGTACAAGAAATTGTATTACAACACAAACAACTTATACCATTATATTTTCTCAATTCTTCCATTGTTTTTGGCGAGTCTATTTTCAAATATTGTCTATAATTTTTATAGTTAATAGTGAAGTTGATAGGAGGTTTAAATGGAAAGTCTCTTGTAATATTAAAACTATAAATAGTATCTTCTCCATTCGGAACAATAGTAACTTTAATTGTTGAATAATTAGAATCTGTATCATTTTCTTCAAATTCTACGTGAACATAATGATCTTTTTGTTTAAACTCAATCAGTTCATTCATAATTCTTTTCTTTATAGATCCTAATTTAAACTTTTCCAATTCAAATAGGATATCATCATCTAATATTTGAGAATTTGAAAGAGCGTTCATTATTTCAGTATTGTGCCATCTTTATTTACAAATAAAATAAAATCATTTTTATTTTATTACAACTATTTAATCTAAAGATAATATAAGGAACCTTATGAAAAATAAAAATATATGCAAAGATTTAAGATTTGAAGATTGTGAATTAGCAATATTACGTATGGCAGTAGATAAAGCAGAAGAAAAAATGGGGAAACGTGTAGTAAATTCAGAAGATATTAAAAGAATAATAAAAATTGTAGAGGACTTTATTCAGAAGAAAAATTTAATTTGTTATGGAGGGACGGCGATTAATAATATATTACCATCTGATGATCAATTTTATAATAAGGAAGCAGAAATACCAGACTACGATTTTTTTACTACAAATGCATTGGAAGATTCAAAAGAATTAGCAGATATTTATTATGAAAACGGATTTACGGATGTGGAATCAAAATCAGGAGTTCATCAAGGAACATACAAGGTATTTGTAAACTATATTCCTGTGGCAGACATTACAGATATTGCAAAACCTATTTATAATGCCATGAAAAAGGACGCAATTCGTGTAAATGGAATATTATATGCACCTCCGAATTTTTTACGTATGAGTATGTTTTTAGAACTATCTAGACCTGCAGGTGATATTAGTCGTTGGGAAAAAGTTTTGAAACGTTTATCATTGTTAAATAAAAATTATCCATTGACTTCTATTGATTGTCACAAGGTAGAATATCAGAGAGAAATGGAAAATAAAGATGAAGAAAACGAAATTTATGAAAATGTGCGAAACACATTTGTCAATCAAGGAGTAGTATTTTTTGGTGGGTATGCGGTTTCTTTATATTCACAATACATGCCAAAAAAACAACGCATAACATTAGAAAAAATTGCGGATTTTGATGTTCTCTCTAATGATCCTGAAACAACTGCACAAATAGTAAAAGAAAGATTGAAAGATATAGATATTAAAAATGCAAAAATAATAAAACATGAACCGGTGGGTGAAATAGTACCTTTGCATTTTGAAATAAGAATAGGAAATGATACAATTGCGTTTATTTATAAACCAATCGCATGTCATAGTTACAACACATTAAATATAAAAGGACAAAAAATAAAAATAGCTACAATCGATACTATGTTGAGTTTCTATTTGGCATTTTTATATGCAGATAAACCTTATTATAATGCATTTTTAGAGAGAATTCTATGTATATCCAAGTTTTTATTTGATGTCCAACAAAAAAACAGATTACAACAAAAAGGATTATTACGTCGTTTTAGTATTACATGTTATGGACATCAAGAGTCTCTTGAAGAAAATCGTGCTCACAAAGCGGAAAAATACAAGGAACTAAAAGAAAAAGGTGACAAAGTAGAATTTCAAAAATGGTTTTTAAATTATAAACCCGATAATGTAAAAAATAAACCCGATAATGCAAAAGAAACAAAGAGTCAAAAGGAAACAAAAGAAACAAAGGAAACAAAGGGTCAAAAAGAAACAAAGGAAACAAAGGGTCAAAAAGAAACAAAGGAAACAAAGGAAACAAAGGAAACAAAGGAAACAAAAATCAAATCTAAAAAAAAGAGTCGAAAGAAAACAAAGAGTCGAAAGAAAAACAAATCTAAAAAAAATAATTTAAACTTATTCAGAATATACTAAAAATCAGATGCTTGATAATTATGTGGTGCTTCTTGATAATTATGTGGTGCTTCTTGATAATAATTTTCTACATTATCTTGAAATCTTACATGTTTATTTTTATTTACAAAATAATTATATACATATATTCCTACAATTGCTAAAATAATACCTATACCTAAATATAGAAAAAAATTGTTATCCGCGTCTGAATCAGGTATAAAATCTCCTACAGATTCAGGTAGGAAATCTGCTACAGAATCAGGTATAAAATCTGCTACAGAATCAGGTATAAAATCTCCTACAGAATCAGGTATAAAATCTGCTACAGAATCAGGTATAAAATCCGCTACAGATTCACTCGTAGAAGATAACACTTCATTTACTGCAGAAAAATTACCTAAAGAAAATGCTAAATCACTAATATCAATTGAATCCATTTAAATAAAAGAAATATAAATACTCTTTTATTTAAACTTATTTATTACACTAAATACAATATTTATGTATGATAGCAATATAATTATCATATAATATTTTTGTCATCATCGTGTGAATACTATAATTATCATATTTTTGAATAAAATATAAAAAATAAATAGTATAATAGATTATTTTTTCTAATAGTTGTCTAATATAAAAACGTATTGTAGTCAAATAATCCCAATCATTTACACAACTACACATAGACGTCGAATGTTTTTTTATATAAAACATATACACATCAACTAACCCAGAAAGAATCCGATGAAAATTATTCTCTTCGTTTTTTATGTTTAATGCATAAGTTAGTTTATCTAACCCAGAAAGATCTAAAAAAAATATTTTCCTATCTGAACGCCTTTTAAATATATATGGATTAAACCCATCAATATATTTTTCTTTATACACAAAATTTCCATCTAACATATATGGTAAAAAACTAGAACGAATAATAGAATCGATAATTTCTTTTTTATTTTTATATATAGATTTTACTTTTTGGCTCGCGTTTTTTATATTATTATATTTAATAAATAATTTTTTATTAATTTTATTGCATACATCAATAGGAATTACATCTTTTAAATATATATGTAAATCTTTATAAATTTCAAAATTTAATTTTTTTTTAAAATTTTGAGAAAATTTATCATATAAAATAATTGCTAGATCTAATTTATCTATCAAATATAAAAATCCTAATAATGAACCAATGCTACAACCTGAAATTCTAGCAATTTTTATGTAGTTGTGTTTTTCCATTTCTTTAAAAAAAATCAATGCTCCTATTAAATAACTTCCATTAAATACACCTCCGTCTAAAACTAAATCAATCACCAGTGGATTTTCTACATCTTTTAAACTATCCGGTAAATTATGAATCAAAATATTTACGATTTTATCAAGTTCCTCTGTATTCATTAATAATTACTAATATGTTACTATTTTTATATTTTTACATACAACGTTAATATTTTTTTTATACAACGTTAATATTTTTTTAATACAACGTTAATATTTTTTCTATATTTTTTTATTTACATAAAATAATTTTTTACCGACAACAGGATCATATACCGAATAAAAATATTCTTTATAATAATAAATTCCTTTATCATCTTCAGAATAAATAGTATTTAAAAATGTAAAATATTTAATATCATTATTTTCACTAAACTCTATTATAGAATTTTCCGCTGGCAAAGAATCTATATTTTCATCAAGACAAATATTATTAATTAATAATAATGCATTTGGTACATATGTAGAAAAATCTGTTTCTAATTCCTTTAAACCATCACGAAAAAATTCAGAAGTAGAAAAAGAAATATTAATTAAACGATTATATTTATTCAGTAATGCTTTTTTAGATGTTTCCTTTATTATTACTAATGGATTTGTTGCAGTATCATAAGTAGAAGTTGGCATTGGATAGCTATCATTGAATACATTTAAAAAATCTGTAAGTTGAGAATTAACATATAAACACATAAGAGATACAGATGTACTATCAACATCTTTATATAAATTTTGAATATCAGATAAAGTTAAATTACTAGAATTTGGTGTTACAGGATATGGAATTATTTTACCTGGATATACTATTTCTAAATATTCTAGTGAAAATTTAGTTGCTAGTTCATCGCCGCTAAAAACATAATATATTTTGCTAGCATCTGTTAATATAAAATTTAATGAATCCAATAATTTATTATCACAAATTTGTAATCTATAAATTGGTTTTGGTATGTCTAAAGAAATAGATGAACTATTTAAAGAAATCCCTTTTGCATCAATTCCTATAGTATTAAACCATGGTAAAACTCCTGCTAAAATAGTAGATGTATTAAAACCAACAAAAAGGTTATATCCTCTATTATAATATTCATTCAAATATTTAATATTATTTTGAATAATTTTAATAGTATTATTAGTTGGTTTACCATTTTCATCAATGTCTGTATAAACAATTTGAATTTTTTCAAATAATTCTGGATATTTATCCCAATAATAATTAAATGTTTTTATAATTATTTTTTCAGAATCATTAACAAAAGGCTGTAATAATAATAAAGTTTTATTGCTTACTTTAGGTGTTGTTGTAACATTTACCGCTGATATAGCGCTTGTTGTAACGCATGATGTAAATGTTGAGACTTTAGCTAAATCTGTATTAGTAGTAACACCGCTTGTTGCTGCAAGGGTTGCATCATATGAAGCTATATCATCAGCAAAAGCGGTATAACTAGCTTCAACGACTTGATATAAAGGTCCATTATTTTGTTCAACAATGTTACCAGCTATTTCAGAAGCAAGAGCAGCAGATTCTTCTTTACTCATTATACTTTTTATAATTATTTTATTTTTAAAAATATAATAAATTATTTATAAAAATTATATTTTTTTGGCTCTCCACTTCGCTTACGACCTTTTACAAAGGTGGAAATGTGGATTTAAATATTTTGGCTTAACCTTTTACAAAGGTGGAAATGTGGATTTAAATATTTTGGCTTAACCTTTTACAAAGGTTAATTTACATAAAAGA